AGGTCCGCTCGACGAAGGATTCAGTCCGGAGCCAATGACCGAATCGCAACCGGCGTGGAAGTTAAAGACCATCGGCTGATTCGGATTGTCGAGGCACTTCACCCAATTCTGGCCGTAGAATCCGCTTCCACCGGGCGCGGTGGTGGCAAGGTTGCCGCGCCATGCCAGCGTGTCCTGTATCCAGAGTTCGCTGCATCCATCCCACTCGCCATGGCCGAGAAACCAGCGGCCGACGCGGTGATAGTCCATGTGCGAGTTGCCGGTGTCCTGTAATTGGAAGTAGGCATCGCGCTTGCCCGTCACCCACACATAGCCATAGTCAAGGGAAATCGGCGTGCCCGTAGTCTCGCTAGCCGAGGATGCTTGTGTCGTCGCGGCGTTGGGCATCAGATTCTCCTGCTCCGGTTGATTACGGTGAGCGGTGTGTTGGCCGTGGTCTCGCCGTAGTTCTTCTCGTAGTCGTTCATCGTGACCATAATGCGTTCGACCACCTGGCAGCTCTGGTAGCTATAGAGGCATTCGTTCGGCTGCGTGGATCCGCAGCGTGCAAGACCCCAGTTGAGCTGACAGGTTTCGCAGTAGATTTCAAGCGGTGTGTCATCCTGCGCGGGATTCAGCAACTGCACGCCCTTAATTTCCGCAGTGTCCACACCATTGCCTGGATCGAGCGTCAACGTGCCATGCACCTCAAGCCATGAAGCTTCGGCATCTCCTTGCCACAGCCGATAGATGAAGAATGCGCCCTGTAGTGCACTGGCACGTAGTTGGATCTCAACATCGCGCACCAGGCTGTTGCCGGAGAGATTCTGGAGGACGAAACTGCCCATGTCCGTCGTCATCGAGCGGTGCAGCGTGAAGCTCGGAACCTGAAGCAGCCACGGGATATAGTTCACCTGGCCAGCAGCCGGCGAGTTGATTGGCACAAGCTGGGTGGATGATGGATCGGCCTCGATAGGAATAGCGACGGGCGCAAGAATCTGGCGATCAGAGAAGTAATACTGGTTACCGTTCGCGTCCTGAATATCCAACAGATTCGCGGGCGCAATGCCTGTGCGCGCGCCTCCCACAGCCTTCAACCTTGGATCAAGGGCAATACTCATCGCATCACCTGGAGGCTGTGCCAACTGATGCCGGCGGCGCTGGCAGCGGAGTTCTTTGTGTTCAACGCAATTACCTTCACGCGATGAATATCGAGCGAGACGTTCTGCCGCCCCCAAACCATTTGTGGCCCTTCATCGGTCGCCGCGTAACAATCCAGCAAATTGTTCACCACAACGCCATCGAGCAGCACCTGGCACTGTCCGAACTCCGGACCTTTCTGCAAGTAGATCTGGAATCCATAGCCACGGTATTCGTACTGCGCCCAGTCACCGGCCGCGCCTACACCGTCCATCGTGATGATCTTGCCGTTTTTGCCCGCCCGCTGATTCACAGCCCATGTCCCACTGGTGGCGAGCTTGCGATCGCCGTAGTCGTTCGCAACGTAGAAGCGGATTGCATCATTGTTCCAGTCGCCCGGATACTTCATCATGGGAACGCGTGGCATCTCCTCGAACATCAGGTTTTGAATGTCCCAGCGATTGTTCGACGGATGCACCTCGGGCCAGTCTCCGGTAAACCGACCGACGTAATGCCGCTCGCCGGCATCCCAGTCGATGATGGTGAAGTAGCCGTCTTCGTACTGCTCGTAGTACCACTTGAGCTTCTTGACGCAAGCTAACGTGCGGCCGATCCACGAAAGCGGAATCGTGTGGCCCGTGTTGGCCGTCTCCCGCGTCCATGGAGATCCGCCGACTGCTTTCTTGCTCAACTGGGTCGTCGGCCGCTTGCGCTCGAAGCCGAAGCTCGGATTCATCGAGTCGCCCAGCGCCTGGTCCCAGCCGCGCTTTGGATTGAGGATGTCGGTCTCAGGCAAAGTCCGATCCTCCCGAATTCTCCGCGAAGCTCTGATTCACCGCGCTGCGAATGATGTGCTTGTTGTTCATGATCCATTGCACGCCGGACTTCGCGTCAATCGCGTGCACATGGAGATCGCCGCTCCACGATCCGCCAGAACTCTGCTGCCGAGCATCCGCGCTCTGCATCGTCGAACGATAGCCGCGCGCAACCGACTCGGCGGAAGCGCCTGCTTCGACGGCGCGCGTAATGCGCTCGTTCTGATCACCGGGGATAACGCGTTCGTTCGCATGAATGACGGCCCATCCATCGTGCGGCACGTTGTCCCAACCTCCAGCGGCCTCGGCCGGAGTCGAGCTGTATTGGCTGCGTCCCGCCTTCTGCATGCTGGTGAGGTGAGCTTCGGCCTGCTGAAGTTCCTTCTTGATCGTGTCGTTGTAATACGCGCCTGCAGCCGGCCCAAAGCTGCTAGTCGTTTTCTTCGCTTCTACATCAAGGCTCTGCAGGTCGCTATAGAGGCTGAGATAGTCGCCACCCTGCTCCAACCCCTGAACGTCGCTGTTCATACGGGGACGTACTTGTTTCAGGTCGTACACGCGAGCTTTTTCGCGGCCGCCAAAACCGAATGCTCCCATGACTGCGCCAGCCGCAGCGCCGATACCAGCGCCGATCGGGCCACCCACCGACATGCCGAGTTGCATACCGCTCATTGCGCCACTCAGCGCGCCGCCCACGCCGCCATTGCCTTCGAAGGAGCTGAAGAGGCCCATCGCTCCGCCCGCGGCGCCTTCAGCGTTGGCCATGACCCCGCCGCCGCCCAACATGCTTTTGCTAAAGCCGGATTGCTTATCCTCGACAAAGTTGCCGTCTTTGTCGAATTGTCCATTGATTGTCGGACTTTCAGTCTCCGCGTATCCAGCGGCAGCATCGCTCTGCTTCCCGCCGTGCTTGCCGAAGATCCCTTTTCCTTCCTTGAAAAAGCTCATGCCCTGCTGCACATTGCCGATTGCCGCGCCGACTGGATTTCCGCCCCCCGTGGCTGCGATTGCCGGTGAGCTGAGCGTCGAACCCATTGTCGAGCTGATAGGACCGCCCGCTGCTGGATTTGCGGCGCTCTCGCCGTTGGGGCCGACGACATTCGGCGCGCTCGAACGAAAGGCGCTGAGATCAGACATCGACGATCCGCCGAGACCAGACGCATCGAGTGTGCGTCCGGATGTTTCGTAATTCAATCCAGAGCTGCCGATGCTCGTGCCACTGCCGGAGGAGAATGATCCGCCTCCCGCGCCGCTGCTTGCTCCCACGCCGCCGCCAAGCACAATGCTCGCCGAGCCCACGCGGATCTGCGCCGATGCGAGACTGATCATTCCCGTGGACCCCGGATTGCGGCCGAAAGTCTCAGCATGATGGTCGGCACCCGCCGACCCGCGCGGCGTGCCCGCAATGCGATCGAAGATTCCACCAGCACTGTGATCTTGCTGCTCACCGCCGACGCCACCGAAATGATTCTGGACGCGCTGCACCATGGAAGCCGCAGCCTCGCCAGCCATATGGTCACCCATGTTCTTCAGCGCTTCGGTCGGATTGCGGAAGAACTGCGAAAATTCGCCGGCCATCTTCTCACGCGCACGGCGCGATTGCTCAACCATGCCTGCGTTGTACTCCTGCCAGGCCGCAGCCTGCCTCCGTTCGAAGTCCTCGTCGCTCAGGCCCTGTTTATCGTGCTCCTCCTCGTAGAGTCTGAGCCGCTCGGCGAGCTCGGCCTGGAGGGCCAGCGTTTGCTGTTTCTCGGCCGACATCGAGCGCGCCTGCGCCTGGGCCTCGATCTTCGCAGTCTCATCCGAGTATTTGTTCTGCAGTTCGACAACTTCGGCGCCCTCGGAGCGGCGGATCGCGGCCTCGCCGCGCGACCTATTCTGGGAACTGCCATGATCCGTGCCAGCCAGCTTGCGCAAGTCGGCGATCTGTTTGTCCGCGTCGGCGTGGATCTTCGCAAAGCCGCTCAGCGTACGATCCGCAGCGGAGCGCACCAGCTCATCCACGCGTTGGCCGAAGTCCTGCTGGAGCGCACCAAGCTCTTGCGCGGTCTGTTGATCTGCGTTATGGATAAGGGCTAGCGTTGCACCAGGACTTCTTGTGTTTGCAGTCGCATAGATGTCGTTGACACGATTGCGGCCTTCCTGCTGTACACGCGCCGCGCCTGTCAGCCCGCCCATTGCCGTTTGCTCGCGTGCCTTACGGACTTCATTCGACTCGTCCTGCAGGCGCTTCATTTCTTCTGCATGGAAGCGGGCGTGAACGTCCTCGACTGCCTGTGCTGTGTCCAGGTGACGCTGCTTCAAATCCTCGATCGCCGCGGCTTCCTGTTGGTGATAAAGAGCGCTTCCGCGCAGCGCGGCCTCCACGGCTCTCTCGTGAATTTGTGCAAACTCACGTTCCCTGGCTTCTCTCTCGGATGCGTTCTTCTTTGCCTCTCCCTCACCCTTCTTGGCTTCGTCGCTAGTAGCTTTGTCAATCTCAGCGCCGATCAGCTTCGCCTGCATGGCGATATCGCCTTGATGTTTTTTCAGATCGTTTTCGATCCCTTGCCCGATGGAAAGCTGAGAACCAGTACGTTCCAGGTCTTGTATTTCAGGAAGTGTCTGCCTACCGCCGAGGGAGGTCACTTGAGCATTCCGCGCGGCTGTAGCGTTGTTCACATCTTGGATATGCCTTTCCAGGCCGGCATTATATTCGTGAACCTTCGCGATTGTGGCATCCAGATCCTTCGGCATCACCGACTCACCGGTGATGCTTTCGAAGGCGCCTTTCATGTTATCGCTGAGTTTTTTAAACTTCTCGTCGCTGTACGTGGCCGACATGTCGATCGGTTTAGCTTGCAGTTGCTGCAGCCGATAACGATCTGCGGCAGCCGCGCCCTGAGTAAGCTGAATGTACTGCTCGGTCGCTGCAATCTGGCTTTTAGTCGCGGCAGCGGCGTCCTGCTGTATCCCCTTCAGTACCTCATCCACGTCTTCCAGGGCTGACTTGAGCGTGATCCACTTGTCATAAGCCTTCTCCGCACCCTCGGCGATCTGCTGGAAAACCATGACACCGACCTGGATGGCGCCGAGGGCGACGATGCCTGAGCCTACCGCCTTGATCGCGACTTCGGCCGCTTTGCTCTGTGCGATCAGGGTTCTGAAGGCGCGCGGCATCTCGATGCCAAACTCCTCAGTGAGCAGGTGAACGCCTTCGCGTGTCGAGAGGCTCTCTTGGTGCACAGCGCGCAGCGCCGTGCTCGCTTGGCGTCCCGTGGCCGTCGCCGTGGCTCCGGCTGCGGCCAGTTCCTGATTGAGCTGCTGCACCGATCCGGTCCCGGTCTTAATGGCCGTATCGAAAGCGCGCACACCCTGGACGGCGCCCTTCTCATCAACCATCAATTCGAGCTGTACGACCTGCGCCATTACTTACCTCTTGATTGCCGCCATACACTCACGGCAGTTGAGTGCATAGGGCTCGTTCGGCATGCCGCAACTCGGGCACGGTGGATGCTCGGCCTGGAAATGAGTGCGCTCGCGCTTGAGAACCAGGAGGCCTTCGGCCTCCTCGGCAGTGAGGCCCAGCGGGACAATCTCCAGCATCCGTTCCAGCCAGATAAGATGATTGATCCACGCAAAGCAGCCCTCTGGAACCGAGCGCCGCGGACGCAACGCCTCGATTGCCATAAGCCTGTCCTCGGCATCCGTGCTTTCGATCTCGCGCTGCTTTTCCGCATATTCGAAGCCCTCAACGAAGAATTCGGCCGCCGCGCGCCGAAGCAGCGCGGCGTTCACTCGACAACAGTGACTTCGTCTTCACCGAGGAAGAGTTCGAGCGCCGCCGCGGCCTTGTGCGCGCCGTCCATCTCCTGCTTGATTGCCTCGACATCGATGAGCGGCTGACCCGCAACCGAGTAGCCCTCGACCGACTCGATCAGCTCGTCGTAGAGCTTCATCGCAATAGCCTGGCGCGAGGGATAGATGCTGATGCCCTCGCTGGAATTACCCTTCACCCGCACGCGCGCCGCTTCGAAGTTGAACTTCTTGAGGTGCTCGGGTTGGGGATGGCGGAAGCGATGCACGAGCCCCGTGAACTGCGCCAGGTGTCCGTCGATGCCCCAGGCCGCGTTGAGCTTGACTTCGACCAGGTCACAGAGCACCGGCTCATCGCTCTTCTCTTTTTGCGCCGCCACCGAGCGCAGCGTGATACCCACGGCGACGCGATGCTTGATCGGCAGCGCCGCCCGCCAGTCCTTCAATCCGCCCAGGTCACCATAGCCATCAACGGAGACGAGGACGTCGTTCACCAGCTCGATCACCGCGGAGTCGGCGTCGAAGACTTGCTCGCGGCCGCCTTCCTGCTGGATGAGCTGATGCACGATGCCGCGGTAGTACTTCGTCCAGTCTTCGGCGGTGATGCGGCGCAGGCTATAGCGGTAGCTGTGGTCCTTGGCTTTCAGCGTGACGCTGCGTGGTGTGTCCAGCGGCAGATTCACTTTCACTTCTTCGTTCATGGCTTCTCCTGAGAAATGGGGCGCGACCTGAAGCAAGCGCCGCGCCCCGTCATCTACAAATATCGTTAGGCCGCGACCAGGTAGGCTTCGGCCGAGTTCATTACGGTGACGGTGACCGACTCGCCGCCGCCCAGGGGCTGTTTGATCGAGTTCTGATCCAGATCGACCGTATAGGCGACGTATTTGTCCTGCTCGCCGATCGTCGTCTGGGGCAGATTGATGTTCGGGTAATCGATCACGAGGCTCGTGGTGCCGGTGGCCACCGCGATCTTGACCTCAAGCGCCGTCTGGTTTGCAACCCAGTCGTACACGTCAGAGGTCGCATCGACCGCGATCACCAGCTTCAACTTGTTGAGAGGCGTTCCCATGCGGATGAAGAAGCCTGTCGTGCCACATCCGCATGCGCGGAAGATCTCCATTTGGTGGTCGAACGTTGCTTCCCAGCTCAGCACGCGCGGCAACAATGATACCGGCGCACCGACGGGGCCGATCGAGATGATGGAGTCGGATCCCGACAGGTACTTTGCCACGGGCACGGCCGGGAGTTGCGCCATTGGAGCCTTCACGCGCGTGCCCAGGCCGATGCCGCTGAGCTTCACGCCAACTGATCCCTTATTGGCACCCGACAGCACGAGCTGCGAATAGGCCATGTCGGCCCACTTCTGCTTGAGAGCCGCGGCGTCCTCGATGTAAAGCGTGGTGAGCGGCGCAGGGTCGGAGGTGTCCTTCCATGTGAAGGTGTGCGTGTTCGGCGCCGGCGCAACGCCATCAACAAAGTTCTCCTGCCCCATGACGAATGCGAACAGCTGTCCGGCCAGGAAATCGTCGAGACGCGTGGAGAGGTCGAAGGCCGACTGCTGCGTGATCAGGCGGCTCTCAGTGGCCATCGAAGTCGTCTTGCCTGCGTACTGATAGTCGGTCTCGTACTCGCCGGTCCACTGGGCGAAGCCGGAGGTCTCAGGCCGCGCACGATAGGTGAGAGCCGCGTCAGCGAGCGCTTCGCCAATGGTGTCCTGCGAGTGCGGGCTCAGCACGATGTTACGGACGATGGATCGTTGCGTGGTGGTTGTGAGTGCGGGCATAGCTCCTCCTAGAGCGGATATTCGCGAATTGGATAAAACAACTGTGTGCGGTGAACGAGGATGTCGCGCAGCATCGCATGGCCAACGTCGGCGACTTCCATCGGTCCTGACCAGTCAAACTGGCCGTAAGGGTACTGCTCGCTGACAAACCGGCGCCGCGCGCTGCCATCAGCGTAGGAATCGAACGCCGCGCAGAGATCTTCGATCAACTGTTGGAAGATCGGCTCTGTGATGCCGTCCTGAAAGCTCATGTAGCCCGTGATCTCGATCCTGTGCGTACGGCTCATGGCGCTCAGGGCCTCATCCTTCGGAGCTGTCGCCTTGCGCGTCACCTGCCAGGCAAGCACCTGTCTTTTCTGCCCCTGCGTAACGACAAAAAGCTTATAGAGATCCGCATCGGTGACGGCATTGCGCACCATGTCGTAGACATTGGGACCAAGGGCCTCAATCGTCTGCAGCTTGGCGGTCACAGCGGCGATGGCGTCAATTGCGCTCATTGAGCAGCTCCGGAGAATCCATGACGTTCAAGGGCAAGCGCGATTTCATGTTCTAGCGCGGGTACAGCCAGCGGCTCAAGATCGGTGAGCGCGCGGCTGAACATCTGGTGGCCTTGTGTGCCGCGCTTGCGAATGACGGTGGCCACCGCCCATGCGGCCGAAAGCGCATCCTTCTCGTTGTCGATGCCGAATTTCTTCTGCACCCAGGCAAGCAGATCGCCTGGAGGCGGCATGTGCGGCCGTGCGCCAGTCTCGACCGATGGAGCGTACACATCGGCATGCAGAGATGGCGAGACGGCGATGATTGCCTTCATCTGCGTTGCTTCGTGCGCGTAAATGGAAACAACCGATGCGGCGAGATTACCGAAGCAGACAGCTGCGGGCCTACCGTTGTAGGGCGTGGAGATGTTCTTCACTACCATCTCAGTGCCTTTCGCGCCCAGCACTTCGAGGCCGGCCTGCGCGCCTTCGTGCACAGCCGCATCCATCTCCGGAGAGAGGTTGTCGATGCCGCGAATTTGCGCTCCCCAGGCCATTGCTACCTCGAGTACTTGTCGTGGACCAGGCGGTCCACACCGGAGTTCTGCTCCAGGTACTGGTTGCCCAGGGCGAATGCTGGCGCAACCTCGTTGCCCCCCGATGCGGTCTCATCCACGCCCATATGGTTGTAGTAGCGCTTACGGAGCGCCTTGGCGACGGTGAGCATCTCCTGGGACTTGGAGCGGTAATTCACCACGTCCGCCTGCATCGAAGCATCGCCCGTGCCGACGTAGAAGCTCGCCAGCCATTCAGCCGCCAGCGATCCTGCAAAATCGACAAGCGCGTAAAAGTCCTTGTCGGGAATGGTGCTTCCGTCTGCCAGGTGGCGCGCCGTCCAGGTCATGCGAGCCGTATCGGTGGGGCCCGGCGTGTCGAAGTTGATCAGGACCTTGTATCCCTGCGGAGTGCGGTAGATGCGGAAGTCCGAATCAAGCACGAGTTGCGGGGGCTGTTGGCCGATCGGGAACTCGATGCTTTTGAGAATTGAAAACGTCGGCTCAAAGACCGGAAGGTTGCCGCCTTCACCGGGCGCGACGGGCAGATCGAGATAGTTGGTGCCATTCCCGTCAACATCCGAAACGAGCTCGAGCGGAGCATCGACCGAATAGCGCTGTGTGATCGCGCGCCCAACCATGGCCGGTAGGCGATCGCCGAGATGATTGGCGTCATCGGACAGGACATTCGGAATCTCGGCAACAAAATCGCTGATGGCGTAAGGGAATGGCATGTCTCACCCGAAGGTTATGGCGGCATCACCAGGATGCCGCCGGGTTGTCACTTGCTCGGCCAGCTACGCGCCCATTCATGGCAATCTGGCCTCTCGGTTGATTCCGTCAGCTGTCGACCTGCACGATATCGAGGACCACGAAGCCAGCCTTCGGCACGGTTGTGGCTGGAACGCTGGCGACGTCGACGGTTACCACATCGCCCTTGTTGATGCGGGCGCCACCGGGGAACTGGTTTGATCCCGCGGTGATCGCCGTGGCAATCGACTTGCCCGCGGCCGCTCCGGCGATCCACAGACCTCCGGCCGCGCTGATGGCCGCGCCGTTGACATTGATGTTGACCGCCGTCGAGCCAGCGCCCGTACCGGTATCGCTCAGGCAGAGCTGCGCGCCGGCGATGCGCTGCGACCGGGGCGACGTGTAGGTCACCTGAGCCGCTCCGGCAGCGAGGGGCGCGGGCAGCGGAAGTGTGATCGTGCTTCTACGAAAACTATCCTGCATGGGATCCTTCCCTTCCATTCGCGGCCCCGGAGTCCAACCGGGGCCGCGCCAGCAATGCGACTATTGCATCGTCAGTGGGGTATCTTGAGCCGGTTAAGCGTTGACAGATTTGCCGACGCCGCGGAAGTCGATCGGCGCGCCGTTGAAGACGAACTTGGTCTTGTACTGCAGCTCGTCCGCGGTGAACTGCGTACCGACGGTCGGTTGGTTGGCCAGGAAGATCTGCGGCTGCGAAATTCCATCCAGGAAGCCGATCTCCAGAAATGGAGCCGTTTCCTGCTGCGCGCCGTAGTACCAGTCGTTTGTGTCGGCCAGCAGTTCGTTCACGATGATCCGCTCGTTGTTGACGCCGAACGCGTGATAGAACTGGTTGGATCCGGCCGTGTCCGTCTGGTTGATTGAGGTGGCTGTCGATTCCATCTCCGGAGGAACCATGAGCCAGTAAAGGTTCAAGCCGAGAGGCTTTCCGGAATCCTTTTCCGTCTGCCGGCGCAGCGAAGTCCGCGCCGCTGTCAAGGCATCCGTGGTCAGCGGGACCGCGGCGAGGTTGTTATGCCCCGCGTTGAACCAGCTCACGCCATCGCCGCCGTAGTTCGGGTTATTGATGAAGAAAGAGGTGATGTACTCTTTCAGCGTGGTGCGGCCGGAACGCGCCAGGCGCCCAGGGAAACGGGCGATCGCGCCGAGATCGTCGTTGCGGATGGTCTCTTCCGAAATCGTCAACAATCCGCCGCGCTTTGCCACCTGATAGCTGATCCGTTCATCAGTGGGCTTCGTGAGCTCCTGATAGGTTGCGCCTTCGGTCACGATCGGAAGCGAGCCAAAGTAGCCCTCGCGGACGCGATCCTGCAGCTTGTAATCGCTGATGGTCGCCGTGGTGTACAGCATCGGCAAGCCATCCAATGCGAGTTCGGCCCAATCCTGCAGCAGCCGCTTGGTCATCGAGTTCAGCAAAATGTTGGGGAAGTCACCGGTCAATACAGCTTCCGACGTCAGTACATGCCCCGAGAACCCCGCGCCACGGCCGAGCTTAGCCAGGTCCCAGTCACCAGTGATGGTGGTGTAGGCCTCGCGAATTCCACGGAACGCGGGGACACCTTTGCCCATGGACTCCTTGACTCCGAACGCTGCCTCCATGGCAAGCAGTTGCTTCTCGCCGCTATCGAGGGTCACGCCCGTCGTTCCGCGCACGGTACCCACGTTCTGAAAAGCCGCGAAAGCATCGCGCACACTGGTAATCTCCGCGTCGATCACCGTGTCGGCCACATCGGCCTCGGCGGTGAGCGCAGCTTCGAGATGTGTGCGGGCCAGCTTCTTTGCAGGTTCGGGAAGCTTGGATTCGGCGAGCTTACTCTCGATCCGGTTGCGCGACTGGATCCGCTTGGCATCGCTCAGCATGGTCTGCACTGCCTCTGCGGTCACTGCGGTGGTTGTCACTGCAGCGACCGCTGGCGCTGGAGTTTCCAGCACCGCCGTGGTCACCTCGGTTAGCAGCGCCGGGTAATCGGCCTCTGCCACTGTGGCAAACTTCATGGTCAGTTCGGCAGCGCGCGAGGGATTCTTCCCCCGAAGCGCGTCGAGCAATTTGCGAAGGGTATCCTTCATGGCTGCTCCTTCGGTAGCGCCCTCAGCGCCGCCGCGGTTGGTGCGACGCGCCGATGGCGAAATCGCAGTGGATTGTGAGTTGACGGCGCGCAGTTGTGCGGCCGCAAGGTCGTTACCGGCAAAGCTTGCGGCGGTAATAAACTGGCCGCCGGCACCGGCTCGTGCGCAGAGGTCAACAGAGTAAAGACTGCCTAGCGATTCGGCGACGAGACATTGCTTGCCTTCGACTACACCGGGCTTATAGCCAATTGCCGCCAACATCGACACCGCGAACAGATCGAGCTTCTTGTTCTGCCGAGCATCATCCAGGTTGGAGCGCAGCTTGGATTCGGCCGTGAATAGATTCACGGTCGAGGTAGCCTGCTTACCATCGAACGCGCCGCCCTCGAGCCAGCCGGCAATCCGGTCGGGCTTTGTGGCCCCGGTAGGATCAGGTCCGCGCATGTCCGGGTGTTCCCGGCCAAAAGGCTTGCCGCTAACCGCCTCAGCAACCAGGCCGACGAACGCCGGTGGATAGTAATGCGGCAACGCCTGGCCTGCAACCGACCCCGTGCCCCAGCCTGCCTTTAAGACGACAATCGGATACTTGCCCGACACCGGTTGTGCATCCGCTTCCGCGGCGAGAAACGCGCAGGATTCCGACACCGGCACATACGCCGTGGTCACCTCCTGGGCATCGCCAAACTTCACGTCGGTTCCATCCATCGTGTACGGGATCCGGTAAAGCTTTGAATCCGCGCCCCGCGCCACGATGTAATCACCGAAGGTTTCAAAGAGATTGAAGCGCGGGCATCCCTGGCCACAGCAGCAATTCCCATAGCAGCAAGGACCCTGGCAGGCGGCGCACTGGCAGGATTCCCCGCCACAGCAACCGTTTTGGCAGCATGCGCCTCCGCAGCACTGGCCGCGCATCTGGCAGCATTGCGGATCGAGGCCGAATTGCTCGCGCAGCGCCCCGTTTAAGAGTGCTTGCTGATCGTCGAAAGAGAGATCAGCCTCGGCCGTCAACATGTATCGAAGCGTCATAGCGTCTCTGAGTTACTTGCCCGCCGGAACGGGGAAGGAGTACTTCTGTCCGTCTGCGGTCACGCAAACTTTCACCTGGGTGCCGTCGCCCTGTGTGCGCGTTTCCCGCACAATGACCTGCCAATCGTCGAGCTTGTCGATATCGGCCGCGGACTGCGGTGCGGGAACAGCAAGCATCGCGTTTGCCGATTTGTTGGCCGCGGTGCGCTGCGCTGAATCGTTATCGGGGTAATCGATCTGGGCTTTTGCGAAGGCGTCCTTGTAGGATTTCTGCCACTTGGACTTCGCTTTATCGGAGAGATGCTTGGGAGCATCGGGTACTGCAATGTCGCTTGCCATGCTGATTTTCTCCTGTGATTTTGCCAACAGAAATGAGCATAGAAGTAGCGGACATTAAGCTATAGCAGCGGCTCAAAAGCACTCTCCGCCCGTAACTTTAGTTGGTCGAACCAGTGACGGAAAGGCCATAACTGGCGAGTAAGTCACGTTCTTTATCGGTCGATTTCAGATCGTCATTGCTGATCGCCGGATACACCAGGCATGAGCAATTGATCGTGTTGTCGGCCGAGCCGGACGGATCGCGCGGGTACATCAGCTCCTCGCCGCCAACGACAAAAGGCTGATCTGGCTTGACCACCTGGCCGTCGGCCAACATGTGTGAGACTCTCGGCACCCGTGCCACCGGAATGTGGCGCCAGCCTTTGCCCAGGTTCGGATGATTCGTGGAGAGATCGTTGATGCGCGCCACGGACGCGACCGAATGCAGCCGCATG